GCTCATCTATTATTTTACAAAAAGTCTATTCTTATATTCTGATTCTGGAACTCCAAGTTTTTGTAACATACCTTCAACATCATCAAAAACTGCCCTAGCTCCAATTTTTTCATCATCACTTAATCCTAAAGCTCCTAAAAATCCACCTCCGTCTAAAAAGTCAGCTCCCATGTCACTTCCAGCCATTTGTTTGTATAAATCCATAACTAAATTTTGTAGCTTTATTCTTTCTACATTATCAGGTGCAAGTCCTAATCTATTAACGTTCATAACAGCGCTTGCTAAATTAGCACCAAAATCGTTGTATTTTGATATTAAATCAGATTCATTAAAACCTAAGCCCATAACACCTCTTTGCTCTCCTAAGAAATCAATAACTGATGGGTTAGCTCTAAAATTAGGAGCTATATATTCCTTTCTTAACTTTTCTTTCTCTCTTTCTATTTGCTCTTTTACTTTCTTTTCATCTAAGCCATATTCTAATTTTATTCTTTCAAGCAATGCGTCATTTCCTGCTTTTATAGAGGCGACATTTTCATCGCTTTTTATTTGCATTCTTGCAAGTTCATTTGCGAATCTTGCAGAATCTTTTTTACTCTGTTGATTTAACTGCAGTTCTAAAACTTTTAATTGATTTTCAAAATTTTTAGCTTGATTAGCAGAATCTATTTTTGCTTGTTTTTCAAATCTTGCAGAATCTAATTTTGCTTTTTTATTAAACATTTCTCTTTCAAACTGCTTATCTCTTCTGTCTTTTGACCTAGCCTCTGCATTTTGTGTGTTTATTCTATTCTGAGCACCAACTTCATTAATTATTTGTCTTACAATTTCATTTTGCATTATGAATTCCTTATCTGTTCTTTTCTTGTTTCTAAAGACATTATTCTATCAGAAGCTTGAGCATCTCTTTCTAAATTCCTAGTAATAGTGTCTTGATAATTTATATTACTTTTATTAATAGCATTTTGTATTGCCTCTTTGCCTCGCATGTACCTACTAGAATCTTGTGCTAAATTACTGCTCATATTAATACTGCCTAGTATACCGCCAACTTTTTTGTTTTCGTTTAAATTAACACTATTAAATCTATCTAAAGCTAATTTTTTAGTAGTAGCATTATTTTCATTAATATTGGCAATATCTTTATCTAAAGCATTAAGTAGCCCTCTTTTTCTATCTGCAGTAGTGCCACTTTCCCATAGCCCAAGCATTTCACCACCTTCTCCAATTAATCCTTTTCGTCCAATATGTGTGTCCCAAAAAGTAGCTAATCCCTTACCAAGCTTTCCACTTCTACGAATACCTTTTCCCACAGGATTGCCAAGATATTGATTTGCTCCAATACCTGCTAAGGTATAATAAAGCGCTTTCATCCCTGCTGTAAGTCCTACCATTAATAACCTCCCCCTTTATTAAAAGTTTTTTGCAAAAAGCTTCCTTGTTTATCAGAGCCTATACCTACTGCTAATAAAGCAGAAAGCAATTGAACATAAGGATTAGCTATAGCTGTACCAATATTGCCTTGAGATGCCATATTATAAGCTTCTACTGGCATATCTTCATTTACAACTAAAGTATTTCTACCTTGTTTTTGAGCTACTTCTCCTAAATCTCTCATTATGGTAAATTCTTCGCTTGGTGAATACATATTTTTTACCATACTAAACAGTCCATCATCAGGAGCACCATAGCCTGTTCTAGTTTGAGTACCTGCTATATCTGTAAATATTTTATTAGGATTATCATACTCTTCTTTAGCCCATTCAGGAGTTTTTCTTTGTTGATAATGGTCTGCAACTGTATGTCCAAATTTTGCTAACTCAGTATTTTTAGCAAGATAGCCAAAGCCTTTTAAGCCTGTATATAAAGTCAGGGCTTTATTTAAAAAATCTTCTTGATTTTTCTTACCAATATCATAATCGCTTTGAGCTTTTATATAATTAGTTGTTGGTTTGTATGCGCTCATATTATTTCCTCATAATAGGTCTAAATGTAAATGTTATATCTGATAATATAAACCCTTCAAAATTACTAGATTCTTGACCAGTTGAGTCAATTTCAAATCTTATAGATATTGAACGACCTTTTGCTTTACCAGGTATTATTAATTCAGCCGTACTTAATTTATTATTTGTTCTTTTAAATTTTGTTTTATTACTTCTTTTTACTACAAATGAATTTTTTGGCTCAGGATTAAAATCTTTCCACTGGCTTTCATCATCTATTTTATATAAAGCAGTTAGTGGGCTAGCTCCAGTTCCTGATAAAGAATAAGTGACATGTACTCTGCTATAAGTTTTTATTAAACTAGCATCTCCTCCATCGTACTGTTTAGTAACTATGTGACCACTTGTTATATTTTTTTTACTTTTAGATAAAGCTTTTAATTTTATTTCAGTTCCCATTAGTTAGTCTCGTTTCTAAAAGCTCTATTATTTGTAGCAGATATACCACCAGATGCGTAACTAGGTTGATTTGTAGAAGCAGTTCCTATTCCACTACTTTGAGCATTATTAAACTCTTCAGCCCACAACAATCTTCCATCTTTAGTTTGTACAAAGCCAGTTTTTTTAGACACATCAAATAAACCACTTGCTGAACTAAAAGCCTTATTATTAAAAGAATAAATTAAAGTTTCATTATTATTTTGTGTATCTCTAGCTATTAAAACTTGATTCCAGTAAGCATCATATCCACAATGCAATCTTTCTCCATAAAAATTTTCCCATTCTTGTTTAGATATAGTACTGCCATCTGGCGCTTCTGTTAGTCTTTGAATACTTTCACCAGTAAATATATAAACACCACTTCTACTTACCCAAAACAAACCATAAGGAGTTTGAGTAACTTGATTTTCAGATTTAATGCCTACATGATGAACAACTTGCTCAATAACTTCTCTAGTTTGCCCGTTTTCTAAAACTTTTACACCCATAATAGTTAAACTATTTCTTTTATATTGACATAATTTATTACCTACTACTTGCAAAGAAACTATTTCATCTCCGTCATTAACAGTTGCTTCTAAAAAATTACTTATGCCAACAGTACCATACATTCCTGTAGCTGATTTTAATATACCATCTGGCTTATAAGTTAAAGCACCGTCTTTTCCTACTATTCTAAAATTTCCATAGTAAGCTTTTCTATTAAAAATACAAGCAGTTTTCCAACCAGTGCCTCCAGCATCAAAGCCAATATTATCTCTATAATCTAAACCATATCTATTATAAAAAGACTCAATTGTATTTGGGCTAGTAAAAATCATATAATTGTTTCTTTTATAATGATTAGTTCCACTAGTAGGAATAAGCCCAGTAGTAAAAGCACTAACATTGTTTAATGTTAAAGTAGATAAATTTTGCCAATCTCCAGTTAAATTACTTTTCCATCCTTTATTTAAATCTATTTCACAAGCTAAATATATGTTGCTAGGGTCTGTTTTTGTATATTTAGCCCATATTTCAATACCAGTTAGTCTTTCATTATAAGAATTTGTTCCATCTCCACCTATTAACTGCTCTCCTACTACAACCATTAACCCTAAAGCTCTATTATCTTCTTTTGGGCTAGTGCTTTGGTAATTTGTACTAGTGCTTGATGCATCAACTTGAAATCTTTTAGGCTTACTAACATAGCCACCTTTATAAACATAACTAAAATATAATTCTACAGACTCATCTTTAGTAAAAGTACCTGCAGTATTTGATGCCACACCACTACCTTCAGCCGTATCATCTAAAAATTGAGGATAAACTTTTAATCCTGCAACTTCTACAGAAAATCTTCTATGATTCCAAGCTCTTACAGCTATTTTTGATTTATTTTCATCTGAAGAGCCACCACTTCTAAAAAACAATTTTTCATCACCAGCAGTATATCCAGGTTTGCCACTCCATAAAGTAACAGCATCAAATGCATCTAAGCCCATATGAGACCACTGAGGGGTGTAATTTACGTTAGGTGGAACACCACTATCCTTTACTAAATTTCCGCTGTTTATAAGGTATTCAAAGGGCGTAGGCGCTAAATCTGTTTGTGTAAAGTTATCATCTAGTATATCTGCATCTAAGTATGTTTTATTAAATGATAAAAAACCGTACCATTTAGGTTTATTATTTGACCTAAACGACATATCTGCTACACTTAAATACCCTTCTGAATCAAAAAAAGATATATCTGCGTCATTAGTAGTATCTGTTTTATCAATTCTTAAATCTATTGTCCAATCTTGCCATTGGTCAGTATCTAAAGAATAAATACTTGCTTGAGAATTAGAATTACCAATAGCAACTAACCTACTATATCTATCACCTGATGAAATTATATTAGCAAAATCTACTTCATTAGCTCTAGCAACAGTAATAGTTTTTATTCCATATGGTTTAAGAGTTCTTTGGTCTTGATAAATTTCTACGCCATTATCAACTCGTTTCCAATATATTTGCTGGTCAGAACTAACTCCATCTACTTTGTCGTCTCCACCGCCAAATAATCCGTTTACAACATCGTCTACAGATTCTCCTTGTAAATTTCTATAAGATAAAGTTACAGTAGATGTAGTAGTTTGAGCAAAATTAGTATAATACTCAATTGATACGCTATAATCTGCTTGTTTATCATAAGGTATATTTTCTATACCATAAAGCCATTTACTATAAGCTCCAAATTCATCGCCAGGATACGAGCTACCTTTATTTGTAACTAACCAACCTAAATTAGCTCTGTTAAAATTAGAACCTTGGTTTTCTGCTTCTAAATTTATATCGTTCCAAGCTGTAGTAACAGAATCAAAAGTAAAGCCATTATTATTTAAGTGCGGAGAAAGCCATCCTATATTACTAATAGTATCAAAATTTATTTTACCATAATATTCAAATTCAGCTTCCATCCTCCAAACAGGATATTGAGCAATATCTGGGCCAAAATCTGTATTAACATCTTCTCTTAAAACAACAAACCTATTTGTACCACCTACTTCATTACTATAAGCAGTTGTTGTAGATAATCTGTTGCTATTAGCAGTTCCACTAGGATTGTAACTAACAGCATCTACTGAATTAGAATCAAGTTTTTTCCAATTCCAAGGAATAGAACTATTTGTTCCTCCGTTAGTTTTTTGATTTGCTAAATCTTCTAATTGCTTTACTGTTAAACCTTGAGCTTCTAAATCAGTATATTCGTCTAATTTATTTCCACTTAAATCTAAATAGTTATTAGGATTTTCTGGAACTGACCAAGAAAAAATATTTTCTCCATCTCTATCTAAGTTATTAACCTCAATAGTTCTGAGCAAATAGTCTCCTTTCCAAAGAGAACTTATCCAAAAAATTAATCTTGCTTGTTTAGGTGCTTGTTGTTCTGTAATTGTAGGCACTACAACATTGCTAGTTTGCCCACTTATTTCAAAGTTATAATCAGTAGACCAAGAATGAATGTTTTTTTGTGAGCCAGTAGGTAAAACTTTATCTAAAGAATTTGTTGATAAATTAGAGCTATCTTGAACAGTGACTAACTGACCTATTGTATCAGAAATAAAGTTTTTTGACTCTACTAACTGGTTGTCTTTTAGGTTCTTTTTATTAGAACCCCTATTAATACCACCACTAAAATCTCTTATTGATTGTTGCTGTTTAGCCACGTATTACTTTTCCTGCGTAAGAAGTAATTCCATCTACAATATTTAGAACTACTAAATTAAAATTACCATCATCAAATATGTCAACTAATCCAACATTATGACTCCAATTTGTTGGTCTTCCTTTTAAATAATCTTTAGTCATATCAGTTAAGCATCCCATTGAATATGCCATGTGGCTTCCTGAGATGTGCGTGATTGTTGATTTTTGGGAATCGTGAGTGTGCCCATAGATGATGTTGCATCCCAACTGTAAGGCGTGAGTTCTTGCATGGGCAATACCCATATAATGCCCTCCGTGATAAGCGTGTAACTTGCTTCCGAATACTTTAAAGACCTCACCGTATTTATGCCATTCATATCCACGTTCATCGAATTTAAAAGCTCTTCTTGACCCAAAATGTTCAAGGTATGGATTTTCTTCGACAAAGTGGTCAAACCATTTTTCGTGGTTTCCTTGTGCAAATTGTTTCTTTTTGCATCCAACCTTATCAAGCGCCTTGTCAATTCTGTCAAGTCCTTTATTACCTTCTTTAATTTCTTTTTTAATAGCTGGTAACTGGTACTCAAGAGGCGGTCTTTTTTTCTTAGACCATTGCCAATGACTGACTGATTCTCCATCAATTGTATCTCCTAATAGCAAAAATGCTGTAGGTTTTACTGCCTTTATAACATTTAAAGCGCATTTAAAAGCCTTTTCATCATGATTTGGGAAATGTATGTCTGGAAAGACGACAACTCTGTCTTTGATTCTCATTTATTATCCTTACCATGCCCTATTCCTTGATTTCAAAATGCACTAAGTCATCAAAAGAATTATCCTTAGTGGTTCTTCTATTCTGGCTAAGACTAGAATCACTCCAGTCTCCTCCCCAACGAATATCAATGCCCATCTTAGATGCTACGCCCAAAACAAAACCACCAAGATAATGAAAATCATCTCTTGCATTCCAATCAATTGGATAAGGTGCAATATCAACAGCTTTGCCTTGAACATGCTTTCCAAATTTAGTCTTGCTTTTACCTTGAGCAACAAGCTCATTTTGTCTTTCTTGACTACGTAGCCCCTCAATTACTGTTATATCAAAGTATTTTACTACTTCATTTAACACATTTACTAAACGACTATCAACGCCTTTTAGCCTACTTTTAGAGCGTTTACCAAAACTTGGCATTAGTACTTCTTCCTTCTTTTAACTTTTGACTTTTTTTTAGTCTTAGGAGCTTTACTTTTTTTAGCACCACCTGACTTTTTACCGTAAGCCATTAAAACTTCCAGACTAATTTAACAGCACTATATAAAACGTCCATACATTCTTTTGCCAGCTCCTGCTGTTCTTTTTTATCAATTTTACCGTCTTTTTTTGCTTCGTGATATTTAGCAAAAACTTCTTTAGCTTCCTTCATTAATGGCTTGTACTTTATGGCAACTCTCGCACTAACTGCGCCCATAATAATAACCATTAAATAAGCAAAGTTTGATAAACTTAACCATTCCATGTTATTTATTCCTTATGTTGTTAATTTTTAAAAATAAGTAAATTATTGTCATTATAGCTACTATGCATTGTAAAAAAAGACTTACTTCTGCAAGAGATAATGTATAATTAAAAATACTAGCTGACGCTACTTTTACGCTGTCCATTATTTTTTAATCTTTTTAACCTTCCCATTATGCGTTCTAGCAAATTTATGAGTTTTAGTTTCTCTTATTAATGTGCCGTAATAACGTTTATTACCCCACAGCCAACTTACTCTTTTAGCCATAATTAACTCCTAATGTTTTCCATTTACTCTAGACAAACTGCCTTTTATTTCCGAAACCTGATTATCAAGGTCATTAATTTCCTTCGTAATCGAATCAAACTTTCTGTCCAGCTTGTCGTCACTCTGATTCCAGCGGTTAATAAGCTTAATAACCATACCTTCCATGTTCTCAAGTGTTTCACTTTGACCCCTATTTTCTGTTTTTAAATCTTGCAAAGCTTCTGCTTGTTCGTTTCCTCTCTTGTTCATGGAGTAAACCATAAAAACAAACATAGCTCCTACTACACCTATCATACCAGCTTCTGAGTATACTGCCATAAAATCCATTACTCCTCCTCTTCTTTACATTTTTCACAAAACCAGCCATCAGTTGCACTAATTGGCTTATCGCATTCAAAACAATGATTCGGTATAGGCATTATCGAACTCTCCGCAACTCTCGATTAATAAAATATGTATGATTAAAGTCATCTTCTGTTAATATCACTTTCTTTTCTTTTTCTTTTTTCCCCAAGATAAAGGATTTAAATTTAATTCTGTTTCGTACCATTCTAACTGTTCTTGCATTTTTGTTATTTTTATTTCTTCCTGCTCTATATGCTTTTCTACAAGGTCTTCAATGTTAGTATCAGCAAGTTCCATTCTTCGCTCAAGGTCTCCAATGCGATTTGTAATCTGTATGTATCCATAAACAATACCAGAAACGGCCATACAAATTTGTAAAAGCCACTTGATATTAAGATGAATACTAAGATTATCGTCCACCAGTCCTGTTTTGTAACTTCGTGCTGTCTGTGGATTGTAATCTTTCTCATCGCTCATACTTTAAAACCAATTAACCTAATGGCACTAATAAAGCACAAAATACAAGAAAAAATAATATAATTTTAATTATATCTATTAAATCTTTTTTACTCATTACCTAAAGCTTCATAATCAGCTTTTATAGCTTCCCATGATTCTTTTTCAGCAGTCATTGCATCTATTTGACCTTGCAAATCTGAAATTTTATAATCAACTTCGCTTGGCATATATTCAATTACATCATCAGCTAACTTACTTCCTGTTTTAGGATTGTAAGCTTTTGTGCTTATTTTTATTTTTGAATAACTTTCTTCAGCTTGAGCTTCTTGAACAACATTTCCTTTGCTGTCTTGAACTTCTTCAACTGCTTCTTTTGTTATTACTTTTTCTTTACTAAGAACACTTCTTTTAGCTTTCTTAGATTCTTTATAGTCTATCATTATTTACTCCTATGTTGTACTATATGTTATTTTTTCAATTCTTATTTTTGATTTTGTAGTATTAAAATATGCAGAACCAGTTTGTGTTTCTGTGTCAAGCAGTTCTGTATTTATTTTTACTCTCTCACCAGCATTAACAATTAATCTTATACCGCCACCAAGACCACCACTATCGTAAGGTGCATTATCATCTCTAATATATGCACCACCAATTCCATAAGAATATATTGGCTGGTTACTTCCATTCATATGAGTTACATATGCTAAAAAGTTTAATCTATCATTAGATGCTGAATCTGTTACTGCTAGTGTACAATAAATCATATACTCTCCAGCAGTTACAAATTGGAAATAATATCCACCTTGACCAGCAGACCAAGTAATATGACTTGTATTGTGAGTACTCATAGTACTCCAATATAAATTTTCAGTAGAGTCATTAGCATCTTGATAACCATTTAATGCAGATGATTGTAATACTACTGTTTTGCTAGGCACTACACTTACATCTAAGCCTGTAACAGAAGATTGTGTAAGGTCTACATCTGAACCATTAAAATTAACTGTGTCATAAAATTGTGTTTGTGCATTTAATTCTAAATCTCCATCAACAGTTACATCGTTAGTAAAACTAGCATTACCAGTTGCTTTAAATGTTCCATTAACATGAAGTTTAGCACTAGGGTCTACTACACCAATACCTAACTGCCCAGTGTGGTCTAATGTCATTTTTTCTGCATTACTAATGTAAAATTTCATATCAGATGATTTACTAAATCTTATATTTTCGTAACTATCTGTATCTATTGACCAAGTAGCACTTCCAACATGACCTATTCTTAAACCTCCTGCATTTGGATTTATTCTAAACTTTCTATCTCCGTTCCCCCCTTGTAGGTATAATAAGTCATTTGTATAATCACCTTGTGCGTTGTGTGCTTGTAATTTTGCAGTAGGATTTGTTGTACCAACCCCAAAATTATTTCCTTTAAAAACTGCTCTAACTGAGTTATTAATTCTAAAATTTATTACTTTATTATCAGCAGAATTAAGGTCAGTTGTACCATCATTTGCTTGTCTTAAAGCATAATTATCCCCATATGTTCTTTGGTCATAATGACTAATTGTAGCATAATCAGATGACAAACTATGTAAAGCGACTCTTCCAAATATTGATGTTCTATCTGAATCTGGTCTACCAAGTATTGTATGATTAGACATAGTAGTAGAACCAGGATTATGGTCACCCATAAGAATATTATAAGACCCAGTGGTTACGGATGAACCTGCATCTGAGCCGATACCAATATTATCTGTACCTGTTGTAAGTCCTGAAAAAGTACGATTTCCTAAAGCAACATTGGCACCGCCTTGAGTAAGAGATGATAATGTTCTATAGCCCACACCAACATTATTATCTCCTGTAGTAGTTAAATGACCTGACTCTGTTCCTACAAATACATTATAGTTTGCAGTTGTAGGATTTTTCATTGCCTCATAACCAATTACAACATTACCAACTTGAGCATTAGAGCTTGTACCAAGTATTGCATTTTGACCTATTGCAATATTTTTTGTTCCTGTATTATTATAATATAAAGCATTATTACCAATTCCAATATTGCTAGAGCCTGTAGCTATGCTATACATAACATAATTACCGATTGCAACATTATTTGAAGTTGAATTACCACTAGATGCTCTTAATGCTTCATAACCAACTGCAACATTTTCGCTACCTGTAGAATTATGTCTAAGTGACTGATAACCAATAGCTGTATTCCTATCACCAGTAGTAGTGTTAAGCATTGATTCATGCCCAATAGATGAGTTCCCTTGAGACCCGCTTGCTAAAGCATTACCTGCAGAACTACCATATACTGTGTTTTGTGTACCTCCATCATTATTAGATAAACTCATGCGAGAATCAAGATTAACAACAAATAAAGAAGTGTTATCATACTTCATTATATTTAAAATTTTATCAGAAACATTAGAGTCAGCTCTAGTATGTTTTACTTCTAAACCATATGCATTACCACTTGGATTATCATTATATCCAGCTATTCTTATTCCATTATTAGACTGTAATACTAACCTTCCATTGTGACTACCAGTTCTTACACTATTAATGAAGTTTATTCTAAAAGTATTTTGTATTGTACCACCGCCATTAGGCAAACCAGTACTAAAATCTATTGCACAATCAGCACTAGATTTACCAATACCAATTCTTGTTTCTGAACCAGTACTTCTTATAGAAAACAAATCAAGTGAGTTATCAGCATCTCTAACATTAAAAATCTGACTAGGGGAACTTGTTCCAATACCAACTTTTCCAGTTGAAGTTATAGTCATTCTAGTAGTGTCATTAGTACCAAAATAAAGACTAGCATTTTCTCTATTCCATACATATCCATGTGCTCCATTTAGACCAATATCTAACCCATCATTAGCACCACCACCAGATGTATTATTAGTTACATGAATAAAATTAGAACCAGTTGTAGCACTATGAACATGCAATGGTGAAACTGGAGATGTTAACCCTATACCAAGTCTTCCTGTATTAGTAATCCTTGCTTTTTCAGCATTGTTTGTTTTAAATACTACATTACCAGCTTGAGCTTCACTATTAGCACCACCACCTGCTACTGCTAAATCAGCTTGCCAAGTACCTTTAATTTGTAAAACACCAGCTATGTTGTTACCAACATACCCACTCATAGTACCATCGCCTTCTATTTCCCACTGCAATCCACTAGCATTATATATTCTAAATAATTTGTCATTATTAGTAGTAGTGTTTTTATAAATTTCAAAGCTTGAAACAGGTGGAGTAGAAGCAGAACGACCTATACCTACTTTTCCATCGTTTGTAACATATATGGTGTCTGTTGTTGCAGAATCTCCGCTTGCATTTTGAGATATTCTAATATCTCCACTATTAGATGCAATTTGCATTGCACCACCTTGTGTATCATCAAAAATAACTTTTGGAAATTGATTTTCTATTTCAATATCTTTATAAAATTTATTTCCAGTAGAATGAAATAGAGCATTGTTAGCACCTTGAACCTGAAAATATAAACTTTGAGTATGACCATAGTTTCCAATAGCACTAGCTAAAGCACCGCTATTATTATAAAATTCTACACCACCAAAATTAGTACCTGATGAAACTTGAATCCTCGCAACTGGACTTGTACCACTCAAATGGAACTGAGTTGCTGGTGAATCTGTACCAATTCCTACATTACCACTATTATTAATAATCATTCTTGAAGTACCAGCAATAAACCACTTATGGAAATAAGCACCAGCACTAGTTCTATGCATTTGATAATCTGTAGAAACAAATCCATTACTACTTACAGAGTTCCAACTTAACGCCCTAGTGTTAACTTGCATTGTAAGTTTATGTGTTATGTCATTTTGGTCTGTTTCTTCCCATGTAATTGCTGGTGCAGTTCCTTTTGCTTTAAGATTTGTTGCATTTATATCTCCTAAGACATCAAGTTCTGCACTAGGAGAAGTAGTTCCAATTCCAACTCCAGTTGATTTTAATACAAGAGCGTTATCTGTACCCCCTGCTTTAAAAAACATTCCAGCGTTTCCAGCGTCAAATTTTATATGTTGATAGTCACCGCTATTATAATTATTATGTGTTATATAACCAGCTTCGTCATTGTCAGTAACTATTGTCATGCCTGAGTTTGCACCACCATCAATTATTAACTCATTACCATTGGCACTCATACTAGCCCAAGTTTGACCATTATTATGAGTATTGCCTAACCATAGTTTTGAGTCAATATTTGCATCTCCAGCAACATCAAGTTTTGCACTAGGAGAAACTGTTCCAATTCCAACATTACCTGTATCGCCATCCATATGAAACTTTGTTCCAGCACCACTAGTAAGAACAAGGTCACCAGTTTGTCCATTTGTTCCATTAGAACCAGCAACTATGCGAACATTTCCTTTATTATCAGTAGATGCCCTTTGTCCTAAAATTATATATGAACCATTTCCCGCATTTACATTTCTTGGTGCAAAATAAAGATTACCATCACCCCCAGCTATACCACCATTTCCATGACCGAAAACTCCAAATCTTGTTGTAGAAGTTCCAACTTCAGGTCCTAGTATAAGACCACTTGTTCCTTCGGCTCTAATAATACCACTAGATGTTATATCTCCACTTACATCTAGTTCAACACTAGGAGAAGTTGTTCCTATGCCAATCTTGCCATTTACACCATTAATAAATAATTTGTTTTGATGACTTGCAGTTCCTATACCTATGCTATTTGTACCATGTTTAGGATATATACTAATGTCTCCACCACTAGTAGTACCAAGTCTATAGTTTCTTACTTGTATATCAAATGTACCAGCACCACTTGAATGTGCAATGTCTGTAGGTAAGTAAACTGCACCACCATATTCACTTACATAAAACCCTTGAGAACCCCAACTTCCAAGAACATCAAGTCTACCTCTAGGCGAAGTTGTCCCAATACCAATCTTACCTGTTTGAGAAATTAAAGTAGGGACAGAAGAACTACCACTATCCCAAATACCAACATAGGTACTACCAGCGTGTTCATATCCTATCATTCCACGATATGTAGAATTTCCTTCAGTAAATAAAATTCTCATATCATCGCTATTAACTAAATTAATATGAGAAGATGCTTTCATAGTTGCAACAGAAGTATTATCAAAAGCAACAGAAGGTCCACTTATTTGGACACTACCATCAGTAGTAATTCGCATTCTTTCTGTATCTGTACCACTAGCTTTGGTGTTAAACTTTAACCCCATAGTGTTATTGTCAGTATTTAAACATTGTATAGATTTATATGTAGATGAAGAACCACTAGTAAGAAAACCTAATGCACCAGTTACATGACCAGCTAATAAATTAAAATCAGACATAGTAGATGCGATATAGTGATTGCTATTTATATCATGTTTAAATAGTATTTGTTTTGAACTATCACTATTTCTATGAACAAATCCATCTCTTGATACAAGATAATGATTTAAAGAAGTTGACCAATAAGCATCATAACTTTTTGTATATATTTCGCTAGTTGCTAGACCAGTAAGTCTTAGTTTATGACTTGTTTGATTAGCATCAAGATTTAATAAAATATTTCCATCAGCCTCAATAGCTTCTGAAGGATTTGTTACGCCACCAACACCAAGCTTTTGATTTTTAATTACTAAGGCTAAATCTTCAGTATAGTTATTATAGAAACTCCACTTACCATTGTCATCATTCTTAACTAATAGTTTACCACCAACACCAGCAAGTGTACCTTTAATTTGAAATCTTACATTTTGATGATGAGAACCTTCTTGCTCATAAATAATCTGACCTAACGATTTATTAGCTTGAATATGGTTTGAATGAAAATCAAGTCTACCACCAGCAGTAATAGAGCTATCACCACTTCTAGCATCTTCAAGTCTTATAACAGCATGACCATTATTTCCATTTTCTATATGTAAAGGAGCGCTAGGAGCAGACGTTAAGCCTATACCAAGTCTTTGGCCTATTCTTACCTGTCCGCTACTAGCCTCCTCAACGACTATTTTCTTCCAAGAAGCCATTAATTACTTTTCAAGCTTTTTAACTTCTTTAGTAAAAATATCGTCCATTTTTTTAATTACAGTGCCTACATAAGCGCCATCTTCACCTTTAATGGTGACAGATTTTAAAGCACTAACAATAAATTGTAGTTCTTGCACATCTAATTCAACTTTCGCCATCTATATTTCTCCTATGTATTTTAGATAGTTTGTTAATTACCTTATAAGCAATTTCAACTTCCGTTCCTGAAAACTGAGATTGCATTATAAGTTTTAATAAAAAGTCTGTATCTTTTACATTTAAAGATTCAACTTTTTCTTCTTGTTTTATTATGTGCGTTGTCTTTGCGTATCTAGACATTAAATATAAATATAAAAATTACCGTTATCTTTATCTGCAAAAAGCATACCATCGCCTCCATTTGGAGTGCCTGAAGGTGCATCAGTTCCAAATTGCATTACTGCTACTGGAATATCTTCAGTAATAGTAGATTTATAATCAGATAAAGTCCAACCAGTAAGCTCTCCAGCATTATCCCATTTAAGTTCAGGCCATTCTGCTTCTGTGCTACTAGCTTCAATTTGTATACCAGCTCCGTCTGCAGTAGTAGTTGTAGGCGTAGTAACGTTTGCTAATTTTACTAATTTATCTTCAACTTGTAAAGTACCAGTGTTTATAGTTACTGTATCTCCCTGAACAGTTAAATCACCAGCAATATATACATCGTCTTGTAAACGTATTGATGCTCCTGTACCAACACCACCTGCAACTAAATCAAGAGCAACTCCTGAAGCTGATTGAATTACTCCATTATTAAATGTTAAGTCATCAACAGTTAATTGAGCAAAGGTAGGAGTAGCAGTTGTTGCTACGTCTTGACCTATACTAAATTGAGTTCCACTAAGTGTTATGCCAGTACCTGCAGTATAGGTAGTATTAGTAAAAGATGATGATATTGTTCCATCATTAGCAATAGTAACATTACTACCTGCAGTTAGTACCCCAGCTACCGCACTTGCAGTTACCTGATTAGCTACAACAAAATCCATGTCGTTGTTAGTATCATCATACGTAATAGTGATACCAGTTTTAGTACCACCTGAAGCTACTAAAGGCCCTGCTATATCTTGAACTTGCTCAGAAGATAGCCCGCCTGAAGTCGCTGCCGAATCAATTTGAGCCTGTATACCTGATGTTACTCCGTTAAGATACCCAAACTCTGTATCGCTGACATTTGAGTCAATGTCTGTTGCACTAACATTACTATTTTTATAAGCACTATCATCACTGGTAGTGATTATTCGTTTCCAACTTGCCATATAATTACCCTCCTGTTTTTTATTATTTGGCTATATATAAATCACCATCTATGTAAGCCAAATCTCCTACAGTAGGATTACTTGGTTGTGATGATTTTTCTTGTAAATTTAGTGTTCCTGAAACAACAGATGTGCCAGTCATTTCTAGGCTATTAGAACCCATCCACAAAGGACTTCCAGTTCCATCGCCATCAAATATTCTTTTTCTGCTACTCGTAATACCTTCTCCTGCAGTACCACCATATAAATGTAGTAAATCAGGGTAAGTAGAAGCAATTGTTTTATTTCCAATATTAGCCATTTAAAGCTCCTAAAGTTGATTGTGTATTTGGAAAATTCTGTAAAGAACTTTGAGTCATTACAGAATCAATTAAATTTGATTGGACACTTGTATTTAGTGTAAGTAAGCTAGATACAACTGTTGGTGTTAAATCATTCCATATTGTTTCAAATGCTGACCAGTTTGTATTAACAGAGCCCCAAACATGCCCAAAAGTTACATCTACAGGTATATTATTAGCTTGTGTATTTTCAATAGGGTTTAAACTCATTTAAAATTCCCTTTGCATAATTTGTATACTGCTTTCTTCTGCTTTATGCGAATTTGCCTCTTTTTTCCCTTCCGCACAAGCCATTTCAAATTTACCTAAAAAATATTGAGCTTGCTTTATGTCTCCTTGTTTTTCATAGCCATGAGCTATAGCTTTATATGTTATTGCCTCATGAAACTCTACTGGTATTACAGGAGATTGACTAACTCCTATTTCTATTCTAACGCCACTACTATTTGTAGCTCCTGTGTTAGTACTTACAAAAGGAGCATCATGCCTTGAGCAATGTAATGTTAAAGTACCTGCTGTTGGCCCAGTTAGATTTCCATTTTCTTCATCTACTACACCTAATGCATCTTTATCTATCCAATAAACTTTTGCCATTATGTTCCATCCTTTTCTGGAGTACTTTGCAATCTTTTTATCCTATTGTTATTAAAATATACAATATTTATAGATACAATTTCATCATCTACTTGATACCATCTTTGATTTTCTACAATTGTTTTTGTGAAAACTCCTCTTAAAATTTTTGTTTTTTTAGTAAATTCTCTTAGAGCTTGGTTTAAATATACTCTTATTTCATTTTCTAACATTGTTGGATGATGAGTTCTTACTAATTCTATCATTTGTTCTTGAGTTAATCCGTATCCATAACTAGGAGAGTTAGTTGTTGTAGCATTAACTTGTGCCATTATTCTGCTCCTTCATTTTGTATTTGCATACCACCACCATTTAATTGATTTAACTCTATTAAGTACATATTGTTTAATAGTTGCATTTCATTTTGAACAACTTGAGATAATTCTACATCTTCATCATCATGTAATAATTTATTTAATTTATGCTGTAATAATCTAACTGCTGAACCTAAAACGACAGCATACTCAGCCTCATCTGGGAAATTAGTAATAGATGTAGCTGTATTAGATATTGAACTTGGTATTGCTAAATGGTAAACAATTCCATTTTCTTGAGCAGAAGGGTTTGGTTTTATAAATAACTTTGCTCCACCCTCTACTGAACTTTGACCCTCTATAAAATAAACAGGGCTAGAATCTGTTGGTGAATATATACTACTTGTTCCGCTTACTTTTGATTTCATTTCTAATGGAACTTCTACGCAACCTACATTATTTCTTAAAACTTTTACTAAAATTTTATTTTTAAAAGTAAGCCCATCACCATTGGTTATAGTTGCAGTTATAGCATTTTTAGCTAAGTAAGAATCGTCTAATACATCTAAAACATTTCTAGCAGATTGCAATAAGAAATTATTTAACATATTTGTATACTCAGCTTCTTCTGCAGTAGTTGCAAATGAGCTTTTACCAGCTAAGTTTTCTATTTGTGTTCTAAAATTTGACATTATACCTCACAGATAGGGGGCATAAAGCCCCCCATCATTCATTTGCTTTGTTACGGAGTAACCATTAACGCATGACTCTCAAGAAGAGAAATACCAATGCCTTCATCAGACATATACTGGTCTTTCACACCATCATAATCGTTAGCTTGTATAGAAGCTTGGAATTGAGGTGCTCTGTACTGAGCATGGAATAGGTTATCATCATCTACAATAAGCATATGCTTACTATAGTTATACCTAAAAGCAGGAGTTGGAATTAACTGAAGCATTCCATGAGGTGTTTCTAACATTCTGTAATTGAATCCTAATGCATCTCTTTTCATGTCTCCAAGATTTACTGTCCAACTTGAACCTTTAGCCCAACCTGAATCATTACTTCCACCGCCTTGCTTAGAAAAGTATCCTAAAGCTCCAGGCCCAACAAAAGCTCTTTTAATGCCTGCTGTTGGTACATACTGGAATACTTTTTCCATTGCGTCAACAAATTCTGGATATGTATCAATATCAGCAGAAGCAAATACGTTTTGAGCATCTGAAGAAGAGCTACTATCACCGTATTTTTTCAAAGCTGAAACAATACCCATTGTTGAGCGAACAGCTTTACCGTTTTTATCAGATAAAGCTTCAATTTCAGAAAAGCCACCGCTTATTCCTTTTGGATTAGCTCCAAATAGGAAAGCTCTTTCTTTCTGAATCTTATGCTCTTGTGATTTCATTGTGCGAAGTCTAGCTAACTCTTTAGACTCACCACGAAGAGAAGCTTCGAGAAGAGTACCTGTAATTTCCAAAGGTGTTTTGAAAATCTGACAAGAGTTATAGACAACGCTCAAGTCATCAGACCATGCTTGTGGAGAACCTGTTCCTTCACCGTGTGCGTTACCAATTACAGTTAAAACAACTCCATTAGCAAAATCAATACCGCCTGAATCATAAGAATTAAGAACTTTAACCTTAATTTTTTTATCGCCTGATTCATTTGGTGTTCCATCGCCATCAGCGTTATTAGTCCATTCAACAATAAGACCTTGCCCTAAGATTGCTCCTGCTGAAGTTGCAATATCAACTTCTAAGCCTTCCCAGTGAGGGCCTTCGCCTCCTACATTAGAAGATGCTGAGTATGATAAAAAGTTAGACGAAGAACCAACTGCAACATCATCATGACCTTCAGATATAGTTATTGTTTGGTTTACCCAAGGATTTCTGTGTTCAAACATTTTGAAAGTAGGGTCGCTCATACCACTGATTGTATTCTGATTAGCAATCACAGTAGTAAAAGGCGTTACATCAGTCCAAAGTTCCTTGACAACGTTTGGCTTGATATAGAAATCCCTTCGGTCTGTGTAAAGTACACCACTTCCACCAAGATTCTTGGCGCCAGTGTTGCTACTAGCTACATTAGCCATAGTTTATTTCCTTTATCGTTTACTTGCCATCAAGCCCATATTAAACAAGTCTTCCTCAGTGTACTGAGGCTCTGGCTGTCCAGAAACAACTCCTGCTGGAGTTGGAACTTTTGACATCTCAGAACGACTTGCCATTGATTGAGCTTTCTGCCTTATCGCTACTTCTTGCTGTGACGGAGCAGAACGAAGTTTATCTAGATTAACTAAATTTTCTAGAGTAATTGAATCAGGAGACGAATAATACGACACAAACTCTTGCGCTTTTTCAGGAGTATAACCATAGTCGTTTACAAGTTGACCTAACATAGCATTTTTACTTTGCTCTGCTTGATATTGTGCTTGTTGTCTTTGTATTTCCTGTTCTTTAGCTTCAAGTTGTTGCATAGCTACGGCTTCTCTTTGCTCTTGGTAATCAATCATACCATCACGAAAATCTTCCATTGCTATTCTGTACTTATACGAATCACTATCTGCGTCCATTACTGCTTCAGTAGCATCATAGTTAGTTGGTTTGGTTGGACGGGTTGGCTTCTGTGGTAATTCCAACGATTTCTCTTGCGAGGGAACCGCTGGGGCATCACCAGAAAGTGAAGATGCAACGTTTTTGAGAACATCAGGATTACTTTGAATATAGTCCGCTATTGGAGCTATTTTCTCATAATCAGATAGTTTTTTACTCATTTCGTCAAACTCACTTGCCTTTTGGTCGTACCTTGATTGCCAATATTGATAGCGTTGTTGTTCTGTATCGCCTTCAATATTCTCTGGCATACTATCAGGTGTTTCACTGATAGGAGCTTGTTCAAGCTCAGAGGGTTCGCTTACATCATTTGTTTCAGTCCCTTCATCCCACATTAAATTATCTTGAGGGATTGAAGGTTCTTCAACAGCAATGACTTCTTGCTCTTCAATCATCTTATTTCCTTTCTCCTATTCGTCACGAGACGGCAACAGGATTTGGTTGGTTGTTTTCGATTTCCCTTGTTTCTTCTTTGACTCTGCTTAATTCATCATTTAATCTCATCTCAAACATATTAGTTGCTTGTTCTGTTCTATTAGCTGACTTATTTAGCTTTGTCTTGAATTTTTCTACTTCTACACGCTTTCTATCGCTTGCAGATTCTCTTTGAGCTGTTTGTAAGTCACCTTCCAGCTCTTTAATTTTTTCTTCTTGTTGTTGTACTTGAGCTTGTAATTGTTGCAACATGCTAGTTCTTTTTAATACGCCTTCAGTATCTGCAACTTCTGTTTGTTCAAGTACTTCTTGTTGGTCAATAATGCCTTTTTCGTATAAACTCATGTAGTAATCAAATCTTGCCCATCTATTAGAAGGCAATGTTCCTCCGCTTACCACAACTAAATCATATTGACCTATAGTAATGTCATTTACTCTTCCTAATATTTCATTTGTTAAGTCATCATAAATTGGGCTATTTATTGTTGTTTCTCTTTCTGTTCCGTCTGGCTTCATAACTCTTATTATTTTTTCATCTGTATATGTTTGCTGTATTAAAGAAACAATAATTCTACCCATTTGATTTAAAGCAGATTCTATATCATCTAACTTTGATTTAATTCTTCTTTGAGAGTATTCATCAATTGCAACAGTTCCTTTGTAAGTACTAGGAGCAGAACCTGGGTCTCCATGCTGTAATGGATGAATGCCTAATATGTGATAAATACTTTGTTTTGCATCTTCTCTGTTTTTGTATAATTCATTTGGCAGAGGAACTGGCCCAGCGACAACTGGCTGTCCTAACTCTGGGTCAAACTCAATAACTCCAGTACCAGCACGAGACCATTCTTCTTCGAGCTGTTTTCTATTCATTGAGCCTCTTGGTATAAGTAGCTTTGTATTTGTAGAAGATGATGCGTGAGCAATAATAAGAGATGTAATCTTATTAATATACTCTTGAATGGGCTTTACAAAACGAACATCACTCATAGGATAAGGATTTCTATTATGCCTATTCATCATAGTGACTATTGGGTAATCTTCAATGTCCATGATGTGCATAGCTATCAGCACTCTACCTATTGATAAGCATCTCTTTATCCTATCTACTAATACATTATTGCAAATGAGTATTCCCTCTGCCAATAATTCTTCAAAAGAAACTATAGTTAATTTTGTTTCGCTTCCAGGTATAGCTTCTTCGTGCTCAGGGCCAGCCATTACAGAAGGTTGCCCTGTTTGCATGTCCATCATCATGTGAAAAACTCCACCTGTTTGTTCATGCATTTGCATTAAGCTTTGAACTTCGTATTTGTCTGTCTCGTATTGAACTTGACCTTGATTTTCTACGATTACTGCTGGTTGCATTAAAAATTCTTTATAATCTTCTTCGCTGTGGATATACTCATTGCCAGACGTTGTATCTAAGCAATGCCAAAATGGTAGTTTTACTTTTTCATATCTATCGATTACCTCATATGTTCTAATGTTTTGAACGTCATCTGTTATTGGCCCAACTGCTTGGTCTTCATTTCCTTCTCTACTAGAGCCTGGATATCTTTCATCTGCTGAAGGAGTCATTTGGTCAAGTAATGTACCTTTGTCTTTACCAAGCGGTTTATTAACAGAAGGATACATTGTTTTAATTTGAGTTTCTGTAAATAGCCTAGCAACTATCATATTACTAGCATCTCTACAAAAAGGGTCTCTAGAAGAAGGGTCTATATATAAATCAAGAGGGTCAATGCTTTTTATGCAAACTTCTCCTCTTCCAAAATCTTTCATAGGGTCAACATAAGCTTGCATAGCCCCCATGCCCTTTACATAATAATCATCTATGCATTGTTTTAATTCACTGTTTCCATTAGAAGTATCCCATATATAAGACATAACATCCGAAAAAATTCTACCAATTTTTGTATCACTATCATCACGACCTGTAGATTGAAATTTAGGTTTATTTGCAGTAAGCAAAGCCTTAGCTTGTTCAACAGCAGGGTGTATAACATTATCAACAATTGGGGATTGCGCTCTTTCTCTTAAAATATTTTGCTGGGCGTTAGTCCACTGAGAGTTGTTTCTAAACTCATCATCTTCGAGGGCTTGACTAGCCCATAATTGGCGATGCTCTTGATAGTCATCTAAGAGCTCTTCCGATTTTTCTACTTCTTTGTGTAAAGGTGAGTGCATTCTGGTGGCGAATATACTAAAGGCGCCAAATGGAACATCAACGCTTTTATACAGTTAACCAGTCTTTTGCTCTATGTAATACACTCTTTTTTAAGGCATGTGTCTCGACAACTTCATGATGTGGGCTATAAGAATTTTTATTAGCATAATACAATCCATCTAATAAATCATCATGCTTTCCCCTAGGAAATAACGATAATTCATCTTTTAAATCTTGCATTGTGTCTAATATATGAACCTTTCCTCTAGAAAACATAGGTTGCATACTTTCAAGTCTTCTTGATTTACTGTTCCTAGGATTTTCTTTAATATTTAATCCAGGTATAAATATTTTTTCTTCTTCGCTTCTTTTTATAACATACTCACGTAACATCTCTTGATATCCAACGCTTTCTATTCTTGTTCTCTCAGAGCGATATCGTTTATAATTTTTTACTATTGCCTCTGCTAAATTTAAGGGAGTAGCCCTTTCTCTGTAATAAGGCAAACAATATCTGTTTCCATCTTTATCAACTGCTATGTTAAATATCACAGAGTAATCAGCAGTTTGTTTCGTACTAGACGCAGGGTCTACTCCCGTAAATATATTAACTGGAACTTCTTTTACTTGTGGAAAAGTTAAATCTAATACAGCATTGCCTTCTGCATCGTGTCTTATTTCTCCTTTGTAATATTGCAAATCTTCTAGTTTAAACAACTGGTCTTCATCGCCTACAATTTCACACATGTATTCTCTATAAAATACAGAAAGCCTATTAATTGAATCTAGTTCGTCTTTTTTCTGTTTTAATTTTTTTATAGACCACCAATCTTCCCATAAAGCATATCCCTTATCAAAATCTGGTTTGTAAGTTAAATTTAACCAGCCTTTCATATCCTTTAATGTTTCAACCATACAACGCTGATGTTGAGGCGTACCAACAATAATTATTCTTCCTTTTCTAGGGTCTAGTGACGGAACTGCTGATTGTAGCAACCAACGTAAGTTGGACTCCATTGCTTCTGCTGTTTTAGTGTTATTTTCATCTTCAGGGTCATCAACAATAATTAGGCTAGGGCGCTGGTTCCCGATTTTTATTCCACGTAACTGCTGACCTGTCCCTTTGCAAATTATCATTGACCCATCTTTTAACTCTATTTCAGACTTAGCCCAGCTTTTAGCAGAATGTTGGCCCCAATAGCCAAACATTTCACGACACTGGTCGCTATAATCAAGTGTATCTTTTATTAAACCGAGTAATTTTACTGCATGGTCTTGAGTTCTAGATACCAGAACTATTAACTTTTTTCCTTCTCCAAAAAATAAATGATGCATAGGTAATATACCGCCAACAATAGAACTTTTAGCGTGACCTCTAGGAGCGACAATATTTATTTGCTTATTATCTAAATTCATTACATGTTTTGCTAGGTCGTAATGAAAATCAGGTGATTTAGCAGAAAACATATTTGGGATACATATTTTCCCAAACATCATCATGTCGTCTCTTAATCTTAAAAGTATTTCTTTTCTTTTGGAGTCATCCATTAATAATCAGAGCCTATTAATCTATTTATATCATCTTCATATGCATTTAAACCCATGTCTTCTGCAACTGCAACTAAGACCTTACTGAATGAATCAAGTTTCCTTGCATCTTCTTTTTTTGTTTCTACTACAAAATGTTTTGATATTTTCTTATCATCCTTCATCTACGTCCTTAGTCCTTTCTAATTTTAACTGACGAGTTTCTTCTGTGGCTATCTCGTCAAGTATTTTTTTCGATACATCTATTTGTAATGTATCTGTTTGTTGTGTTTTTGAGGGCAACATGTCCATAATCTTTATATATTGCTCTGCACCACGTAACATATTACTAGGGTCAGCATTATTTCGAGCAATTGTTATTGCTTCTGCTATTACATCTAGCACATCTCCTTGATTTAGCTCTCTTTCGTCTAAATATCTTTGTATTTCTTGGTCTATCATACTTGTAATCCTTTTTTGTTTAAATAACCTTTTTGCAGTAACAGCAGGTTTAGCTTGGTCTGGTCTATATGCGCTACCAATTGCGTCCCAGTTGATTTTTCCAGTGCCAAGCATCATATTAACATATAGTTTTACAGCGTTTTTTGTACGTTGTAAGCTCGATTCTCTTTCATCCCATGTCCTAGTCCCAGTTTGGGAATATTGTCCCGTATCCCTATGAGGTTCGTACAATAATTTAGCATTATCATTAATCCACATCCTACCATACGGCATTACAATCTGATATGCTTCCTTATATTTAGCTTTTTTTAGGCATTCTGCTACATAATTATCATCTGACAGCGCTAATTGTCCAGTTTTAGCATCTTTCCAGTAAACAAAGTCCAATCCACGCTCTTTTGCTTCCTGTTTTGTCATTATTGGGTAAGTTACTTCTTCCCAATTATTTATTTTTAGCTTTCTTGATAAAAAATCCATGCTTATTACTGTATATTATATATACTTCAGTTAATACTACTGTAATGTATATACTGTATATACACTACTGTTAAAAAAAGGCAATAATCTAATAGAATGTCAAGTGTTATTTTAGTCTTTTTCATCATATTTTAAATAATAGTCCTGTTTTTTTGCTAAAATATTTTTTTCTACCTCTTTTATTTGCTCTTCTGCTATGTGATAGTCTAAATATAGTAAAAATTGCTCAACGTCTCCTTCTGTAGAATTTATCTTTTCCCATACTTTTTTAGTCGCATTCCATTTTTCTATATCCATGCTGGAAAATACCTAATGGTGATATGGAAACTCTAGTAAAAATTTCAAAAATTTGCTTTAGAATGCGTGTGAGAGATATACAGCATTACTACCCCCCACTCTTTGTTGCATGGTGGTAGACTTTTTCGTTGAGAATTGTCGTGAGTTACGTTGTGTCTCAACAGGAAGAAGTCTCCCGCCTCCAACAAAAGTTGCCCCTGTACTGCGTAGCGTGTGTTTTCATACGTGTTTAATTCTTAATTAACTAATGAAAGAGGTATAATATGACCATTGATTTTAAGTTAAACGCTGTTAGTATTGGAAAGATTAATTCTAAAGTTTCTAAGGAATTGATTGATGCAAAGATTGAATCTTGGATAGACGTTTGTGATGCTATCTTTGTGTCTTGTTCTGATAAGGCTGATAAGGTTACTGAGGCTAAGAATACTTTAGTATCATTTGCTCAAGCTTGTAAGTTTGAACAGACTGAGCCTACTGAAGTAGAATCTAAGTATGAGGGTTCCAAAGTGTTTGTTTGTAATAAAGTCCCATTGAAAGATGTTGATGATAATACGAACTATGCTTTGAATCTCATAGGCAGAGGTAACTAAGGTTGATTAGGTCTAACGTATGTTAGGCCTTTTAAATCCGTGCATAAAAACAAATGCTTTATAACAGGAGGTCGATATCGCAGTTATTCAGGCGACTGAAAGATATTGGTTGATTGAGTCTGCTTTAGGCTCGTTTGTAGAAGTTAGTAGGGATGAATTTCCTACGCTTATACAAGCTATGGCTGAGGCTAGACGTCAATTGATTGATTGATTTTAGTCATTATTGAATTAGATTCGGAGTGTAACGAGCTTGGCAACAGAAATGCGTTGATGTTAATTTTATTTTATTTATGAAGGCGATAAAAACGAAGATATTGTTATAAAAAGTCTCTGGCTAAACAGAGCGGAGGTTAAGTGGTTTCCTTGACTTATTAAAAAACCACAAAGATTTATGATAGTGAGATTGCACTTGATATGTGTAACCATTTTGCTATAGTAAGGTATAACGTAGACTAATCCTTTACGTCTTCCTAATTATGCTTATTGTCACTGATATAATGGCATGCATAAAAACGATAACAGTTGTAGTGACTGTAGTATGTGTAGTTGGGCTCCTAAAGAGTTGTGCTTCATACAAGCAATGTTAAGCTGTCGTTTGGTCGTATAATTTATATTCCTTATTACCGAAGATGGAGAAGTCCTATGTATCGGGTGAGTAGAAACAAGCCTTTGCAGTAAGGTCGCTCCTTGCTGTTTTTGTTATTCTGTCTTTGCTGTTTGCATTGAATGTCTAACATAAAAGGTCTCATACGCAATGTAAACATGTTGTAAAGGCATGCATTGTTATAGCAAAACCGTAACGGGTATATCTAACCAACGGGGACAGGTGCAATCTCTAATTAAAAAAGAAAGAAGTATTATGTCAAAAGATAAAAATATAACCAAGTCAAATTATATAATGTTTGACGAGGAAGTAGTAAAAGTATTGTATAAAATAATAGAAATGGTAGATGATGTAAAAACAAGATTTGACCACGTTAGAGGCGAGGTTGAGAATCGTGAAATAATGAAAGATGCATTGTCTAGAGCTATTGATATTATTGAACAAAAAGATTTTAAGTAAAAAAATAAGCTGGCATTTGTTATCGCACACTTAGGCCAAAAACATTGCGAAACGAGGTCTGGATGTATTTAATTCCTAGGATTAATTTCTTCCCACTTCAAAGTAACGTGTTTAATAGTGTAATCTAGTTATGAGCTAGTAGATAATTTTAAATGAACCTCTGTCAGACATGCGAAGTGCTCGGAGCCTCTCCATGAGTCAAGTTAAAACAGCTTAGAATTTTTTTAAAACGGTGGTTGCTGTGACCTCCGCATTCTTTCCATAACAGCAACCTCGTTATTACCATGCGCCATAGTGGTAGCTGGCAAATTATGGCAAAAGACGTTTTTCCTGTTTCTTTCCCGTCTTTTTTGATGCGTTTGTCAGCACAATTATTTTTAAAATAAAAAAGGAGAAAAATAAAAATGAGCATAAATAAAGATGAGTTCATGCAGTATGAGAATTGTAGACTTGATGGTGATTACAATATGTTTGACCCACGAGCTAGACAATCAACAAGCCTAGATAAGCATAAATGGTTATTTATTATGAGTAACTATGCTGATTTAGCAAAGAAATATTTATAGTGCAGTATATAGATGAGCCAATTGTTATGATAACAATGCTGGTTGTAGGCTATGGTCTTGCTGTGCGTTTAATGTACATAGAGTACAAAGAAACTAAAGAGAAATGGAGGAGATATCGTGACTGATATTTATTCAACAAGAGCTGTTAAAATTCAGCAAGGTGATGTGTTATTAAATAAAATAGAAATAGGTACGCCTGAGTATCAAAAGTTTCTAGAAGAATCAGCTAATCCTAATTTAGAAGAAAGTGGTAGCTGGCATCATCAAACTAAAAAAGAGGCGTGGGAAAAGCGTCAAACTACATTACAAAATAAAAAAGTAATTATGGCTTATGGTGAACATACTGGTCATCATCATAGGTTTGAAACACAAGATTGTAAAGGTTTTATAGTAGAAAACTTTTATGCTTATTGGACAGATGAGCCAAAATATTTAGTTGTTACTAAAAATGAAACAGAAAAGACAACTGAAAAAGGCCCAAAGATGTATCATGAGGAGCACAATCCTGTTATTGTACCGCCTGGTATTTATAGGCGTGACATAGTTAGAGAATTTGACCACTTAATGCAAGATACAAGGAGGGTAGTAGATTGATATTACGAGGAAGATATAATTATAGTTCAGTACCTCAAACTCTAGAAGGATTATTCTTTACCTTAACAAAAGCTGGTAAAGGTGCGTCTAAAGTAGATTGGATTAATACAAATAGAACATTAATATATGTTTGTATGGATAAGCACACTGTTAATGCTTATTTAGATAATTCTTATTGGAATGACAATGATAATCCAAAAAATAGAATAGCTTATACATTGAAAAAAGACAGAATAATAGTACATGATAGAGAGTGTTTAGGTAATTCTTGTTATTTATTAGGTCATAAATTTCATGAGAATGTTAAGCTTGTAAATAAATGGAGCATTAGAGACATTGCAGGTCAGGGTTATTTAACTGCAAAGAATGTTAAGAAGCCAATAGCTGTAGGCTGGGATGTTATATTTAACGAAAATGTAGATTATACAAATACATTAAGAAATGATGAAATTGGTTATTATAACATGCGCTATGCTCACAATAAAGACAAGATTGAAAGCGAAAGAAGAATACCATTAGTCTTTTCTTATGACGGTGATTTACTTGTAAAACCAAAGATTGGAAAATTCTTTATGAAAATTGATAAGTTATTTACTGAAGCTTCTAAAGATAATAGAAATAGACGTGCAAGGTCTAGATATCATAATTTAAGAGCTGAAGACCGTGTAGCTCATAAAGATTATAGAATGGAAGATGTATTCTTATTGCATAATGTTTCTATTAGAAGAGAAGTAATTGAACATTTTGGCATGGACACTGTTCTAGCATCACTTGAATCAACTGTTCTAGATACTGATATTATTGACGGTAGAGAGTACAGTTTAGTGTCTGTTAAGATACCAGATATTAATGATGAATCTGGATTTAGACATGGTAATTATCTTAGAATGATAAATCCTTCTACTGATGAAATTCATTTTGAGGGTGTTCCAAATAAATGGGAACCTGAAGTTTTTCAATCTCAAAGTTTGGAAGATAATACTGTGAGACATGCTTTAGCATGGCGTGATAACGAGCAAGACGGATATAATGTACCTGTGGTCTTAACATGATTACAGAACAAGAAGTTATGCTCGATTATATGTACGCTGATATGTCTTTAGGGACATGGTTAGGCGATATTGAAGATAATGAAGTTAAACGTAAGGACGTTATACATTATATGATGGAAGACTTTAATATTAGTAAAGATATTGCTGAAAAGTTACTAGAAATGCATTATTTAAGCAATCTAGATACAGAACCACAGTGGAAATAATGTAATGTGTGGGGGTTGCATGGGGGATATCCGTTTATAAAGGGTCAAAGGCCATCCAGTCATGTAACCCTCCTATAATTGGAGGATAAATGAAGAGAACTCGAGATAAATTATTATTTACCAAATATTTACTTAGAGAAATTGAAGTTTGTTATAAAGTTTTGCAAGAAATTGCTAACTGTTCAGACCAAGCTAATCCAATGTATTTAAGAAAAATTGCTAAAGAGCAACTAAGAAAAAGGAAGTACTAATGGCAAAAATAAAAAATTATGATTTTAAAACATCAGAAGACGATATGGGATTAATACATGGCTATAAGCCAAATAGAATAAGTTTATATATAGTATTATTAAATGCCAATCGTTTTGAAGAGTTGAATGATTTGCTGTATAAAGATATGGAAGAATATAAAATAAAAGACTCTGAATTAGCGCTTAGACACTTATGATTTACGATTATGAGGGTAAACCATTGCCTTGGTATTTTCAAGGCGGTAGAGATAAATCTAGACAGCTAAAAAAAGACAGAGATAATTACAAGGTTAAGTTTTGTGAGACTTGCAATAATGCATGGGAAACAGAAAGATATGATAATAGTAAAATATTAAAACATGAAGATTTTCCTTTGTTTGGATTAAAGAAAGAGGAATGTCCTCCTTGTTCTCGTAATACTTGACACGTATGTATTTTTAACATTAAATTGGGAAAGAGTATGGAAATAAAAAATGAAACTTTAGAAAAAATGTATGCTATATCTTATAAAAGTATAGCTACTAAAAATGACAAGATGAGAGCCTTAATAAAAGGTGATAGTCATGCACAGAAAATACAAGAAATAAGGGCTATGACTAAATATCAGTTGTCAGAATTTATCAGTGATTTACAAAAACAAAGTCACGTTAAATTAGCATTAAAGATTGCCCACTCAAATAGCTCTTCTAAGACGTATCGAATGTTAGCCTCGCATATTAAAAATGACATAGAGCTTATAAATTATGCCCGTAATAGGTTGTATGTCACTTAGAAGAGTAGTTTTACAGCTCCCTCAGTTTTTTCTTTTTTATTTTTCCTGGGGGAGTTGTGAATAAACATATATTAAAAAAAATACAAGAAAGAATGGAAGTTGGCGCTAATAAATATGGTGCTGAACTTGATATAAACGATGGAAGAGACTGGTTGCAAGAGTCTATTGAAGAAGCTCTTGATAACATAGTTTACTTGTCCGCATTTTTATTACAAATACAAGAAAGAATAAATAATGAGAATAACACAAAGAAAGATTAAAGATATATTTAAAGAAAAAGGCGTTCAGTTAGGTAGTGGCTGTATGGACATGATAAATGAACAGCTATTTTTAACCGTAAGAAATATGGCTACAGAATGCAAATATGGTAATGTAAAAAGATTAACACCAGATTTGTTTTACATAGCTTTAGGTAAAGCATATAGTGGTAGCAATGAGTAGTTTTATGACAGCAGATAAAATAGTCGATGTAGCTGGTGACGATTTTGTTTCATTTTTATATTGGCTAGTTGATGAAAATTATATAAGCGATAACTCTAGAGCTATTGGATATGTGATAGAAAAACCATGGAAATACCAAAGAGAGTATGAGGTATTTTTAGATGAGCAATAAAATATTTCCAAATATAGCAACTGATAGGTTTAAAAAGCTTGTAGAGTATTTAAGTGACCTAGAGGCTTGTGATAGACAAAGAATGTCAAGCTCAGGTAAAGAATATCTTGATAAAGTATGGGAGTTACTTGGCTTACCTACTTATGATGAGCATATAAACATGATAAATAAACGAAACGAGGAAGAAGAATGAGTCACATGATTGAAAATATGTTTTATGTGGGGGATAAACCTTGGCATGGTTTAGGAACTTCTTTAGAAGACCCGCCTAAAATAGAAGATGCTTTAGAATTAGCTGGACTTAATTGGACAGTTGAAAAAATACCTACTCATTATTATTATAAAGATGATAGTAATAATGTTGTTCAAAAACCTACTGGACATTTTGTAACTGTTAGAGATAATGGTCAAAAATTAGGTAATGTAGGTAGTAAGTATGAAATACTACAGAATATAGATGCTTTTGCACCATTTAACGTGATAAAAGATTACGGTTATACGTTAGAGACTGCTGGCTCTATAGAAAACGGTAAAAGAGTATGGATACTTGCTAAAACTCCTGATGCATATCTTGTTGGTGATGATAAAATATTAGATTATGTTTTATTATATACAAGTCATGATGGGAGTTCTGGTAGTTGTTTTAGAGATGTGTTTATACGTGTAGTTTGTCAGAATACACTGTCAGCGTCACTTTCTGGCAATAAGACGTTTGAATACAAGCTTAGACATACTAGCAGTATTAATGATAGAGTAACTGAGTTAACTGATAAGTTAAAGAACCGTAAAGGTAATATATCTCAAGCAGTTGATTCAATGAATAGATTTCTTGATGTACCTATGGATGAAAAGACTCTTGATGTTTATTTAGAGGCAGTAATGCCATTCTTGATTAACAGAAATAGAAAATCAAATAAAGAACTAGGTATTCTTACAAGAAACAAAGCGCTACCTGTGTATAATGCTATTAAACATGCATTTTATAGAGGTCGTGGAAATAAAGGTGAGACATTGTGGGATGCATATAATGCAATAACTGAATATCATGACCACATGAAGACTCACAATATAGATTGGGTTCAATCAACTCAATTTGGCGCATCTAGCAAGTATAAAAGACAAGCTTTTTACATTGCATCTAAGATGGCTGAAAAATACAGAAAAACTAATATAACTACTGGAGGTACTGCTTAATGGAACAAATCCAAGCACTACATCCTTATCAGTTAAGTAATGAAAATTATGAGGCTGAAAAGGAAACGTTAAACACAGGTTATTCTGCAGATTATTTATCTTGGTCTATATGCTGGGATAAATTAAAGCAAATACACCCTACTGCCACACATGAAATGGTTATGTACGAATATGATGGCAAACCATATACTGGCATAATGCAACCAGATGGAAGCGTTATGGTTCATTGTCGTATTCATTACGAGACTGAAGATGGTAATACATATACTCATAACGAATATTTAGCTGTTAGAGATAAACGAAATAGAGCTTTAGTAAGTCCTGATTCTGCTAATGTAGAAAATACATATCGTAGAGCTTTAGCTAAAGGTGTATCAACTTTAACAGGTTATGGTATTAGTTTATGGATGAACGAAGACCTTCGTGAATTAATGACTCAAGAAACTAGGATGGATGGAACAACTCCTGCTCCTGGTGAATTGAGTGTTGAGCAGAACTTAAAGTTAGATAAACTTATGCGTGACCCTAAGACTACTGATAGTGATAAAGATAGAATCAAAAAGCTTAAGCAAGATGATTACAAAATAAATGGCAAAGTCATTACAGACGTAATTGCTCAAAGTCTTATAGAAGATGTTGAAGCTGGTAGGCAAAACAACATGAAAGCAACTAAGAAATCAATTACTGAGTTAGGTAAGCACATTATGGAAAACGGAACATTGACAGATGATACAAAAGACAAAGCTCTTGAATGGTTGAATGTTGAAGGTAGGACAAAAGGTGATTTAATAAGTTTAATGACTAAACTTAAAATAGATAGGGAGGCGTTAAATGGCGTTTGATTTAACTAAAACATCTAATGGAGCATCTAATAGCGATTGGCCTAAAGGTGTTTACATTGATAAAGTTAAGATTACTAAAGCAGAAAACAAAGATTCTACATGGAATGATTGTAATCTGTTTATAGAAGCTATTGATACATCTGGTAAAAGTAAGTATCCTAAGAAATTCTTTATTGGCGGTAAGCACAAAAAGGATGGAAACAAGTTTGTTGATTGGGGTACTACTAGCAATGGTGTAACAGGCGGTAGCTGGAAAGTTAGAGATTTCTTTATAGAAGCTGGTGTTGAAGTAACAGGTAATGTTATTTTAGAAGATGGCTCTATATCTGAAGAAATCTTAGCTGACTTGCTTGACCGTGAAGTTTTTGTATTGCAGTATGATTCTAATGGTAAGTATAGCCGTGAAACATGGTTTTACTTTGAATCAGGTAATAGCGAAACTGGTGTAAAAGATTTGTTAAACAGATGGAATGGGTTTGATGATAAGCCTAGTAAATATCTGCATGTTAACAAATCTAATGTTCAAAATAAGAAGTTAAATAATATGTGGGATAATTTACCTGCAAATAATACTTCTAAAAGTGAGCTTGACAATATATTCTAATGTCGTTTGACTTTAGTAAAGTTATCGCAAGAACCAATGGTACCAAGAAGCGTGGCAACTCTGTCATGCTTCTTGAGTTCCTTAAAGGCAAAAGAGGTACAACTATTGGTAATCATGTTATTCAAACAGAAGCTGTTATGTATATGAATAAATTATATAACAAGCCAGTTTCTCCAGATACTCTAAGTAGGT